TGCGTTAACTTCAGTTTTTGAAGTGTCTACAAATTTAGTAATGTCTGTTTGTTTATAGCCTGAGTCTGGAAAATAAAACTGATTGTAAGTTTTTAAATATATAATCTCTCTATTGGTAATTATATCTAGCTTAACTTCAGCTATTACGTTAAACATATTGAAAATTCCTTTTAAAAAATCTAATACTTTCATTGTAGGCGTTTCTGTAGTGATTTCAAAAAGTGGTGTAGCTACAAATTGAATAGTGTTTATTATAAATTCATTTGTAACAAATACAAAGGCACCAGGATCTCTAGTGATTTCAAGTCTAATTTGCTGGAATGTAATGCTACTTGTTGGCGCTATTATAATCGAAAGTGTACCGCTGGTTACTTGCTGTATTGATGAGGGCGTTAAAACTCTAACTCCATTTACTAGGCTAACCTCTTCTACTACAGTACCATTATATAAAATTTGTGCGCTATACAACGTACCTAAGTCGGCTGTAGTAGGAGTTAAAAAAAGTCTTATTACATTTTGATTACTATTATTTGTTAGATTTACAATTTGAGAATCAATATTAATAACAATGTTACCAGACAACGGAAAAGAAGTAGCCATAACTGGATTATTAAAATTCCCGCCAGTTGTAACTTGTGGGGCAGGTGGAAAAGTAGTAATTATAGTAGGAAAAACTTCAGGTTCATTATCTGTATTATTAGTGACCTTACCTTGAGTTTTACTTAATAACATTCTTAAACCTCTTAAGTTTTCACCATAAATATCGTTTAAAAAGCCGTCACTAGACCAGTCAAAAGCTATGCTCGGATATGCCTCTTCAATAGCTCTGAAAAATAAAGTAACTGGTATAGTGGGTTTTAAGTCTTCCCAGTATACGCCTTGAATTCGACCAGATTGAGGATATAAATTACCGCTACCCTCTACGTATTGAGACTGCGGTTCGTTAGACTTATAATAATATCTTTTTGTATTTGAAATAAGTGGGACCGTTAATTTTTCGGTTATAGTTTCACCTTTCCAGGTTACAGCTGAAACATTATTTGCACTAAAAGTAGTAAGTCTGCTTTTTATATTAGGTTCGTTATAAACAAAAGACCAGGCGTTTAGCCAAGTTAAATTACGTAAAGTATCTTGACCGAAAACCTGAGCTAAAGTAACCGTACTACCAAAAAATGTTATTTTATAATCTTGTACTTTGTCGTCTTTTAATGAGCTACCCTCTAGCTTAATGTAGCCTTCTTTAAAAGGTAATGTATTTAGTTCTAGTCTAGCTGGTATTTTAATTCGAGAATCAAAGCCGCCTATATTATGGTCGTAGAAATAACCAAAAAGTTTATTATTAGAGCTGCTAGCCGGTACTGTAAATTTTTGACTAAAAGCCGTAAAAATCTTAACCGGATCTTTTATGTTTTTAACCGTCTGGGTTAATTGCACACTTTCGTCTTTAAAAAACTCTACTCTAGTAAAAGTAGCACTAGTAGGGTCTTCGACTTGAGCCGCGTCTAAATTTGTAATATTTCTAACATATAAAGTTAAATCTTTTTTAGAAGCCATTAACGAATATTATTTATTAATTGATTTGATAATTCAAACTCTAAAGTGTATTCTACTAAGTTGTCATTTAAGCTAGTCTTTTTTGCTAACTCTGAGCTGGTTAAATTTACCGGTTTAGGGCTTCCGTCACCAATAGAATTAGTTAGCCAAATAAATTCGGACATCATTAATTCCTGAATATATTGATTATAGTCTTCGCTTACTATGCCGGTAGATAGTGACATTTTTTGTTGACCCTTAGAATTATATGTTTTCTTATAGTGTGAAGTTGTAGAGTAGCTAGGGTTAGCTTGTATTAAATCTAATACTGAAGCTTGGTAGCTGCTATTGCTTGACGTTGTAGTGTTAGTCATTTTAGTAAAAAACCAAAGGTCTTGAAACGCACCCCATTTATTTAAAAAAGTTATTTTATTATGTATGTATTTACATTCGTTTAAACGTCTTACTGTTATAGTATTACCTTCGATTATTACGCTTGTATCGGTGCCGCTAACACTATATTTAGTAATAACTCCAGATCCGTTAGCACCGTATATTTCAGTACCGACTCCAATAGGTAACCAAATTAAGTTACCACTTATTAAAGCGCTATTATTTGGTATAGCATAATTTAAACCGTCTTGAAAATTAGTATAAGCTTCAAAGCCGTCTAGGTTTGTAAATCTGTCTTCAGATATAAAAGCACCGGCTTGGTCGAATTTATCAAACACTACGTCGTCAATTTCTACTTTATATGGAGTTGCTGGGTACGTACCGTTATACTCTATCTCTGGTATTAAATCTCTACATAAGTCTGAAATGTCTACGCTAGCAAAACCAGTAGCTACGTTAGAAACGTCCTTAATTATTGTGTTTTTAGAAAACGTAAAATTTGGGTCCTGAGCTTGACCGTTAGTAAAGATCCGGACGTCAATAAAAAAAGCGTTAGCTGTCGGCGTTATGCTTAAAATGTAAGGGCTTCTTAATTGTATATTAGTTGGCATATTTTTATCTTATTACGCTTTGATTATTTCTTAAGGGTTTAAGTGTCTCATTCATTTTGTCTTGTACGTCTACTATAAAAGCGTCGCCTAATTTATCTAGTATATGTGAGTCGTATTTTTTTTGTGCGTCTGTAAAAAAGTAAGTAGGTGAAAGTCCTGAAAGATATATACTTCTAGCCATTAATCTAACTAAAGATTTTCTAGGTATAAACCTACCCTTTTCGTCTCTTATTCCTGGTATTCCTTTTTGTACGCTCCACCTATCTATAGCTGCTTTTAAACCAGGACCGCCAGTACCGCTACCAAATTTATAAGGGCTTAAGGGTGCCTTTTGTATTCCGTACCATTTAGCGCCTTTTAAAGTCTCACCTTTTTTATTAGTTCCTGGAGCTGGTAGTTCGTTTGGGTTTGCTCCTTGAACGCCTTGGTCTAAAAATTTACCGTAAGCTAAAGCGTAAAAATATAGCGTACCCCCCCAGTCTGAAGTATCGTCTAACTCATAATCTAAACTATTAGCTAGTTGACCGCTATTATTGTTTTTGCCAATATTAGCCTTTGCTGAGCTTATAACATTTAAAGCGTAAGCCTGGAGCTCTTTAAGTACATTTTCTTTTAGCATACGTAAATATCATTTTTAAACGTTAAGTCAAAAGTACAAGCGAAACCGGCTAATTGGTTTTCAAATCTTTGGTAAAAAGGCTCAGCGCTCATAGTGCCGTCACATTGGTAACCTTGAAGTCTTAAGTCACTACCTTTGAATCTACTAAATAATCGGTTACCTACAGCTAGCATAGTATTTAAAATAAACTGCTCGTTTGTGACTCCGTAAAAAATATCTCTAGGAGCTTCTTTAGATACGTCTACCTGGTCCATTAATATTAAAGTAACGCTAAACGTTATAGTTTGACCGTTGTCGTTAACGGTTGCTGAATTTGGTACTATGTGTGCTAAAGGAAAAATACTCTGTTTGTTAAGGTCAATTTGAGCTAAGTCACCGTAGGTACAAGTGTTTATATTTACGTCTTCTAAAAGATTTAACTTTAACGTATCTAACATTTTAAAAAATGCGGTTGCGCCGCTACCTTGATTTGCCATTTTTAAACTTGTTTCTTATATTTTCATTATTAGCCTCTTCGAGCTCTTTTTTATATTGTAATAACGTTAGACAAATATGTAAAGGCTTTTCTGAGACCTCTTCTATTTTAGTTACGTCGCCGTTGCTTAACGAGTATAGGCTATTATACCAGCCGTACCTTATTCTAAAGTTTTCGTTAGCTCCAAACTCTTTGGTGTTATTTGATGTTGCTTCAGAGTAGAGTTCAGAGTAGCTTGTAATAAGTCCGTCTCTAAAGCGTAAAAAAAAACCAGCGCCGATACAGCTACGCTAGTAGGCATATTTTTTAAAATTTCTGAGTAGTGGTTACCGTCGTACTCTTCTACAGTATATTTGTCTTTATACTGTTTGTCTATAGGTCTGTATAAAACAGACATTGCTTTATGCATTGTGGACCAGTCACTTATATTAGTTTCGGCGTCTATATACTCACCGAAGGTTAAATCGTTTAAGGCTGGTACAAAACCGAAGTCTATGCCACCTAAAGAAAACTTAGAAATTAAACTAGGCTTTTCAGCTAGAATACTATTTAATTTATTTACTACTCTAGTAACGTCTTTTAGCTTATACTTCAAACCTTCTTTTGGTTTTATGCCACAAAATATTTCTAGCATTTTTAAGCTTGAGTCTTCGTCAGTCATATTCTCGTAGTCTTCAAAAGAATGTATAAACTCTTGATATAACTTTAAAGGAATATCAAATAAACTGTCCGGTACTTTGATCTCTATGTTTTTCATAATATATATATATAACGTTAAAAAAAATTATTTGTTTAGCTCTTCAATAATTTTATTACCAGTAACCTAATTAGTTAGACATTTTGTCTATTATTTGGTCGTATGTTTTTTTAGCGTCTTCGTAGCTTTCATTGTTTAGCATAGAAGCTATTAATACTGAAATAATTTGTTTACGCTCAAACTCTGGCAAATCTACAATACTTTGTAATATTTCTTTTGTTTTAGTTTTCATATAGTTTTTGGTTAGGTTAATATTAGTATCGAGAGTAGGGTTCGAACCTACACTTTTTTACAATACAGCTAGGTGTAAATAAAAATTCAATCGTTTATAATTTGTTTTTGCTGTTTATAAATTGTGCTACCATTACACTATCTCGTTTTTAATGTTTCTTTTTAGAGGGTCTTCCTTTCATACCTTACTTTATGTTTCATTAATTATTGACTATCTAAAGTCTTTTTTAAAATAAGTAGTTTTAGGTAAATCAGTTACTGGGTCTCTATCTTTTCCGACTAAATAATATACGCCTACTTTTTTAGACTTATAAATACACAAATCGTTTACGCTTAAACCCAGGCTTATACTACATTCTAATAAGTGGGTGCCCATAATATACCAGTGATCTTCTAAATCTATTTTGGTGAATTTTGTTTTTATTTTTTTTATAGTTTTCATTATATAGCTTTTAAAGCCGGTTCGATCTCTACGTTAGATTCGGTGCCTTCATTCATAAATAATTTTCTGTATTCTTTTGTAAGCTCTTCGGTTCGCTCCTTATGTAAACTTCTTAAGCTTTTTTCTACTGAGGTCTCTGTAGGTATAGAGTTAATTCTATCTATCAAAGATTCGGCGGCAAAGGCTATAGATAGTAAGTGTTTGAATTCTTTTAGGCTAATTTTAATATCTGTCATATCGTAAATTTTAAGTGATAGCTTCGTTGCTAACATTTTTAATATACAATAAATAAACGATATACACAAGCTATGTTAACAAAACTTTTACCTAATTGCGTACCTTGCTACTCTAGGTCTGGTTAACTTTTTAATAATCGAGTATCTAGTCGAGTCGATTGTATGGTCGTTTTTTTGTATTGGTACATTTAAGAGCGTACCGTTTTTGTCTTCTTGCCACTTATAGTTTTTAAACTCTTTTAAAGCGTTAGAGCTTCGGCTAGTAATATGAAGCTTATATCTTTTTAATAAATCTATACCCATATTAATACTGTCTTTTCCTTTTTGAGCTGACTTGACATTCCAGCCAAAGCGATACAATTCGTCTACAGACTTAGGTTCGGCTGAGTCAGCAAATATTTCTGTATTTCTAGGAAAACCTAGTTCGATAAATTTATTGTGTATGTCTCGATTTGTCATTCCGTATTGGTAAAACATTTCGTCTATATAAAGGTTATCGTCTAATATGTAAGAAAAAACCATACAGCTCGGATCGTTAACAAAACCCCAGTCTAAGCCGCCGGCTATAAACTCAGCCTCTTCAGGGACCTTAGATACTTCTAAGTAATTAAATACTGTAGCTCTATTTCTACCGACTTGACCTAAACCGTATACGCGCCAATAGTCTTGGTCTGTATCTCTTAGGCGTTCTATTTCTTTTATTATGTCAGGACTTAAAAACCGATTATCTTTATAAGTTGTTATATTAAAAAATGCGTCGTCTCTAGTTTTGACCTTTGAGTATATCCAGCTGTATTCGTCGCTAGGGTTATAGTCCATTATAACAGCCTCTAGGGTCCTAAACAGTATTTGGTTATAAGATTCGTAAGAGCATTCGTTAGCTTCGTTTAAAAAGGCTATGTCTCTTTTACGTCCTTTAAGTCTGCTAGGCTGATCTATGCTAACAAATTCAAATAGGTTACCGTTTAGTCTGTATTCGCTATTACTTTTATTGTGATCTTTGTCTACATATAAATCGTAAAGTTCTAAGATATCAAAAAAATCTCTCATTACTGTAGCCCTAAGCGCTGGGTAGGTAGCCCTAAAGATTGTAATAGTTTTACCGGTTTGACGCATAGCATAACCAAAGATTAGCCACATAACAATATTATAGGTTTTACCACTTCTAGTACCGCCTTGGAATATTTTTATTTTGTCTTTAGATTTGTTTAAATAATCAAATACTATGTTAGTCTGTATTTTCATCTATGGAGCCTAAGATTTCTATTTCAAATTTTCTAGCTTCAGGCATTACAAGCTCGGTCCGTTCCTGGTAACCTCTACTTTTTGCTCTGGTCTTTAAATAGAAAATTATACTAGCCGTACAATTATGTTTGATCCGGTCATATAGTTTAGACTCGACAAAATCTATAGCTGACTCTGTAATAGCTTCGACCTCTTCTTTGTAGTCTTCGTCATTCTTAAGCCATTGGTAATGCGTTTGACGGCTTATGTTACAAGCTGTGCAGCTATGCGAAACAATACCTAGATTAAATTCTAGGGCTTCTAGCATCTTTTTTTTAGTGTCACTTTTGTCATTCATTATATATATAACGTATTCTTTTTAAATTTGCTAAGCTTCGTTAATTGTTTCTGAAATAAACTCTTTTATTTTCTTTAGTTGTTTTTTAGTTTTAACAAACTTTAGTTGTTCGTAGATATTAGTTATTTGTCTAGGGCTTACTTCTTTAGTTAGGACGATTTCTACAATTTCTAAATAGTGAGGGTTTCTATAAACGACGTCTGTAAAATTCTTAACCGAATACATTATAGTAGTATGGTGTCGTTTTTTTCCTTTAGACAAATAATAGTCTCGTATATTAAAAAGCGTTTGATTAAACTCTACTCTCATTATATAGTCGAATAGTGCTCTAGCGTCTACTATGTTTTGGCTTTTAGACTTATCAAATATGTCGGTTTTTGTATGGCATATAACTAAGTCGGCTATACGTTTAATTTGCGAGTTAGTAAGTTTGACTTGGCTAAGGTGTAGTATTGGGTCCGTTATCATTTTTTTGATTGTATAATTCTAAAACCATTTGATTATAGTTTAAGATTAAGTTATGTAAATTCACTACAGCGTTTTCTAGCTGGGTTATTCTTTGCGCCTGAGTTGACTTCTTTTGTTTCATTTTATTTATTTTTACAACGTCCCTTGAATTGTATAATCGTTTATGTCAAAGTCGTCTCTTATGTAGGTGTCGTATAGCTCTATACCTTTTTGTAGCTCTTTTCGTCCGTACTCGTAAAACTCTTCGCTAACGTTCCAAATTCCAATATCTAGATTAGCTTTGTCAATACATAAAAAAGTAAAGTCTTTATAACTACAGTTAAACGCTTCGCAATATATAGCGACTTGTAAATGATACTTATACCGGTACGCTGACTTATTAAAGTTTTGAACGTCTACCGTTGTTTTTAAATCTACTATGCCGCCTTGGTTTTTTAGTATGTCAGCCTTTGCTCTAAAAGGTTTTCCGTATATATCTACGATTCCTGGGACCTCGGTCGTACTGTCGCCCAGTAATTCTACAGCTTTAGGGTTTTTATAAAAAGCGTCTATAAGTCTGTTATTATCGTTTTGCTCTTTAGCGGTATATACTTCGCCGTACTCTAGTTTAGCCTCTTTAAACTTTTTAGTGTTTTTACTTTGTACGTCTATAAATCTTAAGTCGGCGTATTTTTCCGGCTCCAATATAGCTAGGTGAAATAAATGACCGGCTGTCAAAGCTGGGCTGCTAGAATTTTGACCGTACTTAGTAATATAATAATAAGTCTTAGGACTGTCTAACATTAACTTAAGGCTAGAGCTACTTAAGGCTAATTTATTAAGTTCACCGTAATAAAAGCTATCGTCTAGCATTTTTTCTAATAGTGGTTTTTTGTCGTATAATTTACCGTCTAATAATTTTATTTTATTTTTCATATATTTTATGTCTTTTAGAAAATCTAGTTAAAGACTTTGCCTTTGTTAATGCCTCAGTTTCGTTTTTTGCTTCTACCGTTATATACTCATTATCGTAACCGTCTTCGGTATACCGCCAGTATTCGATCTCGTAATTTTTCATAGTTCTATTTTTGAGTCTACTAAAGTTTGGTATAGCTTTTTAGTTTCGGCTTCAGCTTCTAGTTTTTTCATTCGCCATTTACTTAATTGTATATCGTATGTCCGTTGTCTACTTTGTAGGTTTAATACGTACATTCCTATTTTGCTTAAGGCGCTACTAGCGTTTGTTAACTCTTGCTGGGCTTTGTCTGTAATTTTCTTTTGCTCAGCCTTTTCATTCCAATTTTTTAAAAGAGTAGTTAATAGCTGAAATTCATTGAAAAAAGTTAGCTCTTCGATGTCTAATACATTGTTGTTTTTTGTTTCCATATCGTATATAGTTTAGGTTAGCAATATACAATAAATAAACTTCTTAACAAGCGTTGTTTATTATTTCTTTTTACTTTCGTTTTCTTTGCTAAAATATTCAGCCCAAGGGCTTGGCTGTGGGTCCACTTCGTTATAGGTAACTATACTAGCTTTACTTTCGTTTAAATAGTATACTTCTTTAGTCTCTTTGTCACCCCCCCAGTATGTAGTTTTAGAAGCTCTAACGGTTTCTAGAGTAGGCATAGACATATCATTTAACCAAAATAGATAGTTACCTTTAGGATCGGCTACAAAATAAAGTTTTACAATGTCGCCAGGCATAGACATTAAAGCGTCGTATTTCTTTTTTTCTATCATTTTGCCCTCGTAGTATTTAGTACGAAATTTCATTTCTAATACAGCTGGGTGTCCTTTTGGCGTAAAGCCTTTAGCGTCGTATCTAGACATACCGCCTATATGTTTTAAATTCCAGCCGTCTAAGTTTAATATTTGTACTGTAGCCTTTTCAAACTTAGTTGTTTTATCTATATCCATTTGCCAATATTTGCTAGCTTTGTTATTTGTTTTATTATTTAATGTGATTATTTGTATTCATTAAATCGTAAACATTATTAATGTCGTCTATAAATTTCTGTATACCGGCTGGGTTACAAGTACAAGGCAAATAATATCGGTGCGAAAAAAGCTCTGAATGAATAAGGCTTAGTCTCTTAAATTCAGATCCTGAGATTCGGTCTTTAGCGTTGTCTCTAAAATTACCCCAGTATTTAAAGTCTTCTTTACTTAACGTCTTCTTTGTCATATTTTCTAATTATTGTAATATTGTTTAAAGCTTTTTTTCTGTCTTCGCAGCCGCAGCTCTCGTAGCCTAAAATATCTATTACTAGTTTTTTAACAAGCCATTGTATACCGGTATATTTAAAAATCGTCTCTAATATGTTTCCTAAATTCATAGTCGTTTTTTATTTGCTTTTTTATGTTTTTAATAGTATTTCTAAGACTCCAATAAGTTATATTAGTGTTTCTAGATAATTTGCTAACGTTTGTATTTTCTAAAAAAACTTCTTTAAATATTCTACGTATATAGTAAACTTTCATTTTGTCTTCTGAAAAGTCTTCTAAAAGCTGGGCGTCTTCTAGCATTTCTAAATAACTTTCGTCTTCGTACCAGTCATTAATAACCTTATGCTTTGCGTAGTCGTCAGTATCTACAGCGTCAAAGTCTTCAATTTCTGCAAAGTATTTATCTTTAATAGGTTCAAATGATACCTTTTTTTCTTTACGCTTTAAGTCAAATACTAAATTTCTAATTGATACATAGATAAAATAATAGTTGACTTCGTTGTCGCTAAACATTAAAGAATTATTCGGCTTTAACTTAATAAAGTTGTCTATTTTTATATAAAGTTCGGAGACGATGTCCTGGGCGGTGGACTTGTTAACCCCAAAAGATTCGGTTATTTCTAGCCAAGTTTTATGCTTTTTATAAAGTTTTTCTAAAATATTCACATACTGAATATATAAAATTTAAAAAGGAGCGTTTGCTAGTTTTAGTGTTTTTATTATACTTTCATTGTTAATAGAATAGCCTACGTTGTTAATAAGTGCCCTCATTTTTATAGGAGCGTCTAAGCTAGTACACCGACCGCCAGTCTCTATAGATTTTATTTTCTTTATATGTAAAAAGGAATACATAAAGTCGGTAGGGTGCTGTATAAAACGGTGTACCACCGCAAAAGAATCGCAACGGTTGACGAATTTTCCGCCGCCTTCAATAGAGCTTGACTCGCAAACCATAGGGTAGTTAGCGTATTCGTGCGGTGACTTATAAACTCTTCTAAGAGCTTCGGTATTAGCGTGGGCGCATAACCATAAAGATATTTTATTTCTTTGACAGTACATTCTAAACGTACTTAAAACCTCGTAGTCGTACTCGTGCATACCTAAAGCCTTTGCTACGGTCCTATCTTTAGCTAAACTGTTATAAGGGTCTACTAGAAAACCTGAGTATTTAAAACCTATCTTAGCTCGTTCGGCTACTTCTATTAATTCCTTATAAGTATACAGTCTTTCGTTAGAAATAAACTTAAAGTGATTTTTTATAAACTCAGTTCCTTTGTTAAAGTCTTCAGGAATGATTCTCTCTATAGGCTCTTCAATTAAGTATTCTAGTAGTTTTCTTATTAATTCGTAGGGCTCATTTTCTGAGCTGTATATTAACCATTTACAGTTATGCTTAACGCTGTAGCATAGCATAGTAAATAACACTATAGAAGTTTTACCGACGTTAGCGTGTCCTAGAAATAAATTTAAGTCTGAAGGCTTTAAAACAAAATGCGTATCTATTTCTGGTATACCTAGCTTTAAGCCGGTTTTAATTTGCCCAGTTCTAATTTTATGAATCGTCTCTATTTGACTATTAAAGTCTACAAACATATCGTATAGTTTTTAAGTGATTATTAAAGATAAAAAAAGCCGAAATTAATCGGCTATAAACTTACTGTTTTATTTTGTTAAAAAGGTAGATCAGACTCTACAGTATTTCGGTCTGGCATTTGCTCTTTGTGACTTACTGAGTTTTCCTTAACCTCTACTAGTTGCGTAAACTTAGTATACAATTTAGATTCGTCTTTTAAAGACTTCAGTATAGAAACACTAAAAAAACCGTTATTACTTTCAATATGTTTTTTATGTTTAGTAAATATGTCTATAAGTTCCTGGGCGTTTATGTGAAGCTCACAAGTTATAAAGTCTTTTTTACCAATTTTAGGAATTATACTATTTATAAATTCTTGCTTGTATTCCATTCTTTTACTTTCCATACCTTATTGTTTTACCCAGTTATACATTAATTCAGCGTCTTTTATTAAGTCTTCTATTCCTACGCTTCTTTGTGCGTTAAACTCAGCTGAAGCCTTTAAACAAGTCTGTTTAATAATCATATCGTTTTTGTCGTAAGACTTTACGGTTGTTATTAAATTTGAATCTGGCATAGGCTCTATAGTTTTATACTGGTCTTTAGGTATCTTAGCGTTTTTGTATTCCTGGTTTGTAACCTCGTAATTAATAATTTCGCCTACGCTAAATTTAAAATCGCCTATAGCAAAAAATGTATACTGGTTACCGTCTGCAAATGTGACTTTATATTTACTTTTGTCATTCCAGACGCCGTTAGGGTCAATGTGTGTGATTTTTCCGTTTTTCATAGTTTTATATATCTAAGGGTTTATAATAAATTTTAGCTGACTTATACATTTCGTTTTTAATAATAAACTCAATGTCGTCGCCAATTTGTTTTTTAAACTCACCTCTAGCTAAAAAATTAAATTCACCTAGTTCTTTGTTTGAGTTTTCAATCTCTACTTTGAATTTGTTAAAGTCAGTCCATTTACCGTCTGAGACTACTTTTGTAACTTTACCTTTTAAAATTTGATTTTCCATTGTTTTGATATTTAAGATTTAATTTATTGTGTTCACTATTAAGTTGGTTAATAAAATTGTTTTCATTTATTAAGTCTTCAGCTACTTCTAGTTTAGCTCTTTCAACCGCTAATAGACTAGTAAGCCGTAAATTTTCAGCTTGCAAAGCTTCTATTTGGTACCGATGCAATTTAATTAGGTCTTCGGAATATGTCATATCGTTTAGTTTTTGTGCAATATATAAATTTATTGTTAATAACTAGCATAAAAAAATAAAAACTTTTTAAAATAAGACAAAAAAAAGAGACGCTCCTAACAACGTCCCTAATTTAAAACTACGATAATGAAATAATCACTAAGCGAATATACTATAATTTTTCTACTAATAACTTATATTTTTCATATAATTCTATTAACTCAAAATCGGCTTGTTTTATTGTCTCTCTAGATTTAATTAATAACTCAGACGCTATGTCGTAACCAAACTCTTCGTTTAGATTCATAGCGAATATATAGTTTTGTCCGTATCGCATACAATTACAAGCATAACATTGAGGTCTACAGTTGTCTACGGACCAGCGTAGGATCCTAGAAGCTCTAGAGATAAAATGTCCGTTTTGCATACCTTGACCCTTCCAGTAAGCGCGTTTTTCGCAAGTGTAGCATTTAACTATACCGTTTAAGTCAGCGTCTTTACGTCTTACGTATTCACTAAATATAGTGTCTAGTTTTTTAACTAAAAGTTTTCGGCTTGGTTTTTTAGGCTTCTTTTTAATCATTGCGTCCTAAGTAATTGTTTTCCTAGGGTTTCGTCAATACTTTTTATAGCTCTATATATAAACCTACTCTCTTTAGCAACGTTAGACCTCTCGGTTTTACTGCTGTCGGTTCCTAGATTTGTATACATATTAACGTCTATTTCTAGCAAAGCGTCTACCTTACGATTATCGGACCAGGTTTTATAGCCTAGTATTTTTAAGATTTTATCTTGTTGTTCCATAAAGTAAAAGTATTGAAATTATAATAAAAAAAAAACTGCTAAATATTTGTCAGTTATAAAAAAGTTACATATTTTTTACTATTATATACTAGTATTATACTATTATATACTAGATTATATATACTAGTAATATATATATATATATACTAATATACTAGTAGTATACTATTATAAGGCAATTAGAAGCGTTTTACGAGCCTTACGCGTTTATTTGGTACTAGCGTATACCTTGGCTATCTTTTCGCCACTACGACCGACTACGTAGCCGCCTATACCTATTTGCAGTAAATTCCAGAATTCATTTTCTAAAGCCGGAATTGGTAGGTTAAACAACGGAGCTATAAATTTACAGTAAACGACTATAAACCCAAACGCTAGCATTAGTATAGGACGCCAGGACCTTTGAAGCCAATTACCCCTAGCCTCAGCTATAATAACGTCGGCTTGCATTTGCTGAAGTTCGTTTTCTTTTTGCTTTAACGTCTCGAATATTTTACGCTTAGCTTCTAAACGCTCTTCGTCGTTAGTTATTAAATCGTCTAGTAGATCGCTTACGCCTTTAAAAACATTACTACCTAAAAACTCTAGTATTTTTTTCATTAATAACGTATTTGAATCTGTAATATACCTAAGAAAATATTAACCTCTTCGTAGTCAAATTTAGGCTCAGGCTCTAAATAGCTAATACCTATTAAAAAAGACTTAGGGAATAAAATAATTATGTTAAACTCAGAATTTTCCATTTAGTAACGTAACGATATATTTTCGTATTCTTTTTTGGCGTCGAAACAAGGACAGCTTTTACTACTAAAATTATTATGACCGTATACTATACCGCCGTAAGAGTCTTTTAACTGACAAAGTAAATCGACTAGACTTTCTTTTTGAGCTTCGGTCCTAGTATCTTTAGCTATCCACTTACCTTTTTTTCTTTTAGACTCTACGCCGCCGACGTATGCTATACCTATAGAATTAAAATTTTGATTTAAAGTATGTGCGCCGCTTTGCTCTATCGGTCTACCTTCGTTTACGGTTCCGTCTAGTTGTACTAAGTAATGATAGCCTATGTCTCTCCAGCCTCTTTTTAAATGCCATTTTCGTATAGTGTCTACGCTATAATCTTTGCCCTCAGCGGTTGCCGTACAGTGTATTATAATCTTTTCTATTTTTCGCATTTGCATTTTTTACAGTTTATAACCTCTACTTTTTTAGACTCTAGGTAGTCATTCCAACGTATATATCTTTTAGCTTTATTACATTCTAGCCAGTCTGCTAATTTTCTTAAGTGTTTAATCATTTAATATTTTTTTAAGGTAAACATTGTACTGTCGTTTGGAACGCCGTTCCGGTCATTGGTGCATATATATAAACGTAAATAGGTGTTAAATTGTTAACTATAAAATTTGAGCTACCAGCTGCCGGTCCTTGAATCGTTTCAGGTGGTAAACCTAGAGCTGCTAACGCCGCGTTTAAATCAGCTTGTTCGGACAAGTCACCTCTATAACCGGTATTTAATATTTCTACACCGTCTTGTATTATAACCCATTTATCCGGAATGCCGAACGCTTCATAATCTAAAGTAGTTTGACCGACGGCACCTAAATTATATACAAGTCTTTCAGGAAAAACCGCGCCGTCTGAATCGTTGTAAGTTGTACCGCAATTACTGTCTTTTAAAGAGCAAAATATAGGAAACTCCGGAACCGCTAATTTATTACTTTCATCACCCCATTCGGAATAACAATACACTTGACCCCAGCCGATACTATTTGCCATAATTTTAAATTATTTTTTTCTGTTTTTATTCATTAAATACCACTTTTGTAAAGTGTAGCCTATAGATAAAACTAAAAGAATTATTTTTAAAGTTGTATCTATGTTTGAAAAGCTCATAGCAAAGCTAGTAGCGTTCATTCCTAATAATTTTATATCTTGCATTTCCATTTTAATTCCAGGACGCCGGAAAATCACCGGTTTCTTTTCTGTTTTTAATTTCGTTTACAGCTTCAGTATGCACACTTAAAACATACTTTTCCATATTAGTTAGAGCCGTAACGCCTTCTATATTTTTAAACCATTCTATAACGTCTGACTCTAATACGTTTTCAAAATTTATAAAACTATCTGAATTTGTATTATTAAATTTTATATTAATCACCTCTTCAGTTGCAATTTCTTTTTTATAATATGTAGAAATTAGTTTATACTGAATAGTAGCTTCGGTAATTAAACCAGTTTTTACTATACTATTCAATTCTAAAACTTTATAAACTTCAGTTGGTTTAGTCATTATAAAATATTAATTTTCTATTGTTAACGTAACGCTTGTAGGTGAAATTAAATCGTTAATTAAAGATTCAGCGTAAGATTCTATACTAGAAACTTGTTCACTACCCATAGCTGACTGAGTCCAATTTGTTACAATTTCGTTAGTTAAATCTGAAAACGGTATAAACGGATTATCTGGGTTGTAAGTTACTGTTTGTTCTCCTAAAACTTTCGAGGTATAAGCTTTTCCGTCTGGGTCTAATACGTCCGACGTAGCTATTACTATCCAATTAACGTTATATACTACGTCTGTTTGACCGTCTTCTAAAGGTCTAACTTCTACAGTTTTACAATTCCATTCGTAATTTGTCATAATTTTTTTATTTTATTTATAATATTACCAGCTATTTGTTTTAATATTAACCCAGGCATACGTAGCGGCTCCAGTTTGCATACACATATCTAAATAGCTATTATTACCGCTTACATAATATCTTTGTGAGCCGGCTAATACAGCCGAAGCGGCTGAAGTATTATTTCCAGACTGAATACTCGTACTAGATTTTATTGTTCCACTTGCTGAAATATTCTGAACGTTACCACCAATAGGCTCCCCAAAGTAAATTGTAGTACCAGAACCACTACTTAAAAACATACTATTAAAGCTACTAAAAATGTCTAATGTGTTAAGTCTAACTGTACCTTGTACTTCAAACTTCTTTTGTGGAGTAGTAGTTCCTATACCAAAATTACCGCCGTTAAAATAACTGTCAGTAGTGTCAGCTGAAATTTTTACTGTCTGAACGTTAGAGCTGTTTTTTAAAATTACTCTCGCAGAATTGTTGTCATAATATAAACCAGAAACTCCGTTTCCGTTATTGTTTATACCTTTAAACGCCCAGCCGGTAGCGGTACCTGACGACCCAGACAAAGCGGCTCTTATAGTTCCGTTAACGTGAAGTTGGTCTTGTGGATTAACTGATGCTGTATTTATACCTACAAAGCCGCCGTTAATTTCTGTTTCGTTAGCATTAACATTAAATTTATTACTACTCGTATCTATTTGACCGTTGGCATTAGCGATAGTCAATTTAGAAGCCGAAACTCCAAATAGCTCAATTCTTGCGTCATAATCTACAGCGGTTGCACCAGTGTTTATAATTCTAAAACCGTTTAATTTTAATGCGTTAGTCTGCATTTCAATATCGCCATTCATAGTGCCACCAGCTAATTTAAGGCGAAGAGCTATGTCGATTGCATTTAGTGCAATATCGTTAACGTTGTCTGTTATATCGTCGGCATTAGTAATAATAGCCGCAGCGTTAGTAGTAATAGCCGTAGTATTACTAGTTATATTCGTCGCGTTTGTCGCAATATTAGTTTCATTAGTAGTTATTGCAGCGGCATTAGTAGCTATGTTAGTGGCATTGGTCGTAATGTTAGTTACGTTCGTTGCTATATTAGCCGCGTTTGTTACGCCTGTAGCCGTATTAGTCGCTATGTTAGTTGTATTAGTTCCTATGTTAGCTACGTTAGTAGCTATGTTACTTACGTTAGTAGCTATGTTAGTTGCGTTTGTAGCAATATTTGACGTATTATTAGTAATAGCTGTAGTATTACTAGCTATATTTGTAACGTTGGTCGCTATATTAGTTGTATTGGCGGCTATGTTTCCGGTGTTAGTTGTAATATTACCGGTGTTAGTATTTATACTAACCGTATTTGACGCTATTTCAGAACCGTTTTCGCTTATAGCCTCTTCGTTTGTTACTATGTCAGCGGCATTGCCAGCTATTCCAGCTACGTTAGTCGCTATGTTTGTGACGTTCGTCGCTATATTACCGGTATTTGTAACTATAGCATTTTCTAAAGAGCTACCGTCTATAGTTATCTTATTGTTATTTGCGTCAGTAACTAAACCGCCGTTACCTAGTATCTGAAAAACTTCACTATCTAAATCTACTACACCGGTACCGCTATCGCCTTCAAAATCTAAATCTTGAGCCGTTACGTTTGTATCTACATATTTTTTAACTGCTGCTGAAGTTGGTAGACTGGTATCGTTGTCGTTATTTTCTATGCCGTCAGACGCATTAACAAATTTAGTTATATTTATTTGGGTTGCGTCGTCTTCTAAACCAGTACCAAACGTAACTTTTCCAGCTGCCTTAAAGTTACCGGCTGTATCAATAGTTAAGCCTGAGCTGTTACCGTCACCGTCTGTTAATAATGTAGGTGAACCGCTTAAAGGTAAATTATCGCCAGTTTTTAATAGAGACTTATAAGTTTCACTAATTAATTTATTTGTTAAATTTGCCATTTTTTATTTTATTTACCGTTAATAAAGGTTTTTCGTCTTTTTTTAAATAAGAGATTAACTTATTAAAGTTTTTAGGTTTTATTTTATATTCTATTTTTTTCATAATATCCAGCCGGTGAAAGTTGCGCTCATATCAGGGTACATTTCGTCGTTTCTATTTTGCCAGTATTTAGGGAATTTACTAGCTGCATTAAATGCCATATAATCAATAAATCGTCTAGTATAAAATTCTGCAAAATTTCTATGTTTTTGTACTAAAAAGTCTACTTCGTCTTTACTAGGACTAGTTGCGTTTTCGGCTGTATGCTTATATAGACCGCCGTTTCTTAACTCTACGGAGCTAAAAGGCAAATAGTCTACCATACTAAAATGTATGAGCATAGGCTGCAAATATTCGTTTAGTAGCTCTGTAGTGTCAGCGTCTACCGGTACTGGGTTAGCCGATTGGCTGGCTAGTATTTTATTAGAAATTTCATTATATAACGCCGAACCCATATAGTTCTGTAGGTGCATAACCTGAGCTATTTTAATAAACATAATAAATTTGTCGGTATCTACTGATCCGGCTATAATCGTATTTCTAACTAAGTCTGTTCTATTTATAAATAGTGCTGTTTCTGCCATAATTTTAACTTCTATATCCTGGTTTTAACGACCACCAGTTATTCCGAGGCTCAGCGACTTGAGCTACTTCAGGTACGTTTGTTTCTATTCTCGCTTCGTCTCTTAAGCTAGGGTCTAAAGCTGTTATTTTACGTCTAGCCTCTGTTACTGTAATTCTTTTATTATTTTTTCTTAAGTACGTTCTACGCTCCCAATAATGTTTGCAATTAACACCGCCTTTGTATAACCATAAGTTGTAAGTGCTTGATCCTGATGGACTTAACGTTGAATTGGCTCCGGACTCTTTGTCTAAGTCTTCCATTCTATACACTTTTTGAGCTGCCCACATATCCCTACAAAATTCTCTTTCAGGATTGTTACTACCGTAATACCTATAGCGTACTTTAATAATACTAGTGTCTTGTTCAGATTTTTGATTAGGCGTACTTTTAGGTACAAAAGCTAACTCAGTAGCAAAATTTAGACTGTCATTTAAAGCTTTGTCATAATCATTAGCCGGTCGGCTGTCAATCAATTCAAAGTCTTCTAAGATAGCCTCTTCGTCTTCGCCTAGTGAAGCGTACTCTTTTAGTATTGCGTCCTTTAAATCGTCTGTAAGTGACGGTCTATCGTCTTTTTTGCTTAGGTCCGTATGTAGCTGGCAAGGCATATACCACATTTTGTTATTTTCGTCTAGGTGTTCGTGATAGCCCATACAGCCCAAAACGTTAGCCTGGTCTTCAGCTTCTTTAATTGATTCGTAGGCTTGGTAGCCGTCTATCATTTTAAGCTCACTTTTTTCGTTTTCTTTAATTCCGGTTTGCTCTTCAATCTCTTCGCCTGACTGAGCGTTTTCTAAGTCTACGAAAGCTAAGGGCTGAGAGCTCTTAAAGTATAGTTTTAAGCTAATATCATTAAACGCTAGTATTTCGTCAAAAGCTGTTAGCAAAAGGTCCTGAAAAGGTCTTATAACAGTATTATCAAATAAGATAGAGCTTACTTCGAGTTCGTCGGCATTACTCGAAAAACCGTTACCAGAATTTTTAATTCCAAAAAGTAAAGGGCTTGTAATTCTATGACCGCATAAAATTTTGTTTTGTGACTCGCTACTTAAAAATTCATATTGATTATGAGCGTCGCTTAATTGTACGGCGTCTATTGTAGCGGCTTGGTCCTTATCGTCATTAAAGGCTATAATTATTTTACCAGCGTTCGACGTCCCAGTATATTTATTTAATATCTTACGCTCTATGTCGTTTTGTAGGTCCTCATCTGGTATTCCTGAATTAAAATTCATAAGTAATCCAGGCGTCATACCATTTCTAACATTGTTAATGTGAAAAGTTCCTATTTCAGATTCTAAATTTTGATAGTCTAAAGCGCCTACATAGTCGACCGGACTATAATAAAAATATCCTGGTCTATAAGGCTTAATATATAGTATTTCGATGTCTTCGTCTGAATATCCAAAAGCCGGTATTCTTTGAGGCTCTTCGCCTGGTCCTATATCTGCCCAGTCATTAAAATAATAATAAGCCTCTATCTCACCGCTATCGTAATTACATTTTTCGGCTCTTAAAGTTTCGACTGGAAAATGCTCGACTTCAGATATTTTAGTTCTGTCTTTACTATAAACGACTTGTATAGCTGCCATTCCGAAAAGCTTTAAATCTGTAGCTAGTTTTCTAGTACATTTGTCTGTAAACAAACTTTTCATTTGAGCGTATTCGTTAGGCTTCTTATTTGAGTCTGTAGCGTCTAAGCCTCTACCGTAAATCATTTGACTAATACCGGTTATACAAGCTACAGCTGTAGGGCTCGCTTGGTAGGAATTAATTAAATAATCAAAATATAAATTATCGGCTCCGTATTCTACATAATCTTTATTTTTTTGCTCGATTATTAACGGCTGGCTATACTGGCTTAAATTAAGCGCTCGTATATTGTTTTTAAACTCTTTTTTCTTTTTACTCATTTTCTTAAAATACTATATAGTCGTTATTGAATGAATCGTCTTTTTTATATTGACCTTTATTTAAGTTATAATTCTCTTGGTTAAGTTGTACTATAGGCTGTGCTGTGCAAAATATTCTATCTATTATAGTAAATACGTCTTTTTTAGTAGTAGAGTTCCAAGTGTCAGGGCTAAGGTTATATAAATCGTTATTTGTATTCCAAACGTCAAAATTTTCATCTATTATAATATCGTAAAAGTGACCCTCTACTAAATTAAATACGTCAGTTATTTTTAAGTAGTCGTTTTGTCTAACTACAGTAGGTGTATAAGGTACTCTTTTATTTGTAGTATCGTCTCTTAAAGAAAACGTTAAACCAGTATTGTATACTCTAGGTATAAGAAAAAAAGTTTGTTCGTCTGTAGTCGGTTTTAATACTTGCATATTTATATAACGTAAAAAAAATATATTTTGCTAAAAAAAAAAGCCACCAATAAAGGTAGCTCTTAATTAACAAAAACAAATTTAATATATAATTACGGATTAACTGTATTACTAGGGTTAATCTGAGTAGGTGCCGCCGCCGAAGCTTCAATAGCCGCTGTTACTACAGCCTTTTCTATAAAAAACGCCGGTAGACGTTCCATTCCGACCTGAGTTATAGTAAAGCCTGACATATCGCCATTTGCTGATCCAGTCGCAATAGTACCGCCTGAATTATCGGTTCCGTTTTCAGCTCCAATAAATAGATAGTTGTCGTTATAGTCTTCTACTATAGCGTAAGGTCTAGCTTCAATTATTTTTATTAACTCTTGCTGAGTCTCTACGTCTAAAAAAGGCAAAGTTAAGTTTAAAGTTTGTTCATAAAAAACCGTTCCATTATCTCGACTAGAATTTATCGTTTGTTCGAGATTTGACGTACCTTTTAGGTCGTACTGGAATAGTTTAGGGGTACCTACAAAAGCGGTTACTACGCCCGCTGTTACTGTTAATTCGATTGAGCCAAAGTCTGCAAAATAAACAGCTTTTAAGCCGCCCATTGAATTTTTGCAGTTTAGAGCTCTACCGGTACTTAATGCGCTACAAGCCATATTTTTATTTATTATAAACTAGTCTACCAGGCGGTTAAGCCTGGCGTCTTAGTTTGATTATTATTAATTACGCTAAGCTATATACTACAGCGTCTTTTGGTACACCTACCTGGGTCCCAGCGAAAAATCTTACAATTACTCTCGCATTTTGTGAGCCGTCTAAATCTGACATATCTAACAATTTAACTGTTTGCTGAATGTCCGCCAGAGTAGAAGTTCCAAAGAAAAGGTTACTTTTTTCGGCTAAAACAGCGTTAGTTGCTGGCATTCCAGGGCACATAGCCACCGGTATTCCGTCAAAGCTTAAACCAGCTCCACCGTTAGCGTACCACATTGTACCTCTACCGTCTACACCGTTAGCTCCAGTATTTGCAGCGAAACCGCCGAGAGCTCGAACATAGGCTTTAAAAGCCGCCGTTGGCAAATATAAATGTAGGTCATCTTTACCGTAAACCTCTGGCAATAAGGCGTCTACTATAGAACCGAGCTCAGCGATTATTGTTGTAGCACTCCAAGCCGTTAGAGCCGATACTACTTTTTGTGAATTTGCTTCAGCTAATAATCTAGGTACTAAACCTTGAAAATTGTTAGCGTCACCGGCACCCCCCCAAATATTTACTTCTACACTTTCAGCAATTTTAGCCGCAACGTGAGCTAACATAAAGTCAGCGAAAGATCCTGGTAGGTCTGTGAAAGCTGACGCGCCTTGTTCTAAAGCTAAATAATCAGTTTCAAAGTCAGACTTACAAATTTGTAAATTAGTTTGATAGCTACCTACTTCTAAAACTCTTTGTTCTAAATCAATAGCGTCTAAAGTTGGTGTAAAATCACAAGTTCCAGCTACAACGATATTTGTCATATCTAGCTTTTTAATTACTTCTTTGTACTTAACGTTTGGCTTAACAGTAACTAAACCTTTGTCTAGAGTAGTTCCTGAAAATAAAGCCGCGGCTATAAATTGACCAGCGTATTGACCTTCGTAGGTTGTCGTAATATTACCTATTGAACCAGTAGCACTACCTGGAATAGTTCTTAAAGCTACGTTTCTATTTTTAATGTTTCTCATTTTATTGATTGTTTATTAATTATTTTAATTTTGATACTCTAGTCATAACTCTGTCTAATATAGTGTTATGGTTTCTGTTTTGTGAAAACGCCATATTTGGTTTAGCTGTTTGAGCTTCCGGCTTATGTTTTAAAGGTTTTCTAGCTGCTAATTTCTGAGAGCTCATTTTTTCCTTTTCGTCTTCTTTTTCGTCTGCTATTCCGTCTTTATAGCCTTCTTCTTCAGCTTCTGGAATTGATTCGAATTTCTTTTTTAACTCTTCTACGTCTTTTTGTATTTCGTCCATTATAGGTGCTAATACTTCGACTACAGCTTCCACTACTTTAGCTACCTCTTCGGCTACCTCTTCAGGCGCTTCGATAATAACCTCTTCAGTCTCTAACTCTTCGCTAACAGCTTCGCTAGCAATTTCAGCTATAATACCCTCTTCAGTAACTTTTAACATACGACCGTCTTCGATTGTATATTCGCCTACCGGTAGGCTTATTCTGTCTTCACCGCTTACGATAAAAACCGCGCCGTCTTTTTCAAAGCTTTCAGCTTCCAGGACGGTTCCATTATCCAAAATAAGCTGAGCTAGGTTTACTTTCGCGCCTAGAATAGTCTTAATTTGGCTTAACATTTCACTTGTATTCATATTGATTTTTATTTAGATTAATTTTCAGATGATATTGTATAAGCGTCATTTATGTCGTTATAGTATTCGTTGTACTTAGTATACTCTTCATTTAACATAAAAAGTAATTCGTCGCCGTAAACATAAGAATCTGAAGTTTTAGGGTCTATTCCTAGTTCGTCGGCTAAGGCTTCGTAACTGTTTAATTTGTCTTCTAAAGCTATTCTTTTGTCTTCAAGTGTCGTATACCAGTTGTCTACGTTTTCAAACTCATTATAGTAAGTTTCGGCTTGTAGCTTAAAGTCTTCATAGGCTTGTATAAGCTGTTTAGAGCCGTTTATAGCGCCGTCTAGGTCTATTACGTCTGAATATGTCTCAGCTTCGTTAATAGCCGATTCTAGTTCGTCTGAGGCTGCTAAGCTTACTTTTTTAGAGCTATCAAAGCCGCTAACTTTTTTAAAAATTGCAAATATAGAGTCTTTCATTAATTACCGTATTTATTTTTAATGTAACCGCAAATTTTAGGCGCCGCTTCAGCACCGTATTTTTTTGTCTGGTCTGCAATACATTTGTCCCAGGGGTACGTTTCTAAGTCCATTTTTTTAGACATACGGTCGACTATCATTTCTACGGACGTATCGTCGCTATAAAGTTTTCTGTATACCGTATCTATAGTGCCCATAAATTATAGAAAATCGTTATTACCAGTAGATCGTATAGTCTCTCTGTATGCTGAAATAAGTTCGTCGTAAAGAGACTGATAATTGTCTACCATAAAAGTAATTTCGTCATAACCTTGAATTAATTCAGACGGTAAAATGCCTAACTCTTCAGATTTATTTTCTAACTCACCGACTAAAGCTTGCATTTTTTCGCCCTCTTCAGGTAAAAAACGTACGGCGCTATTTATAGCCATTTCGTCAATTTCTAGTTTAATATCATTAACAGCGTCAAAATAATCGCTTTCAAGCTCTTCTAGTCTACCGTTAGCATAATATGAAGCTACGTCATAAGAATCTCTTAAACTGTCTGCTAAATCGTTAATGTCTTCTACAATACTTAGCTTTAAGCTTCGTTTTTTTAAGTCAGTCTTTTTTAGCTGTATTGCGTTTTTGTTAAATAACTTACTGAATATTGTATTTTCTGTACTCATATTTATAATTGTTGCATTGTTTTAGCCACTCCTAAAGTGTCGTTTAAATCTTCTATATTGTTTTCATAACTACCTAAAGTTAATGTAGCGCTGGCGTATTCGTCAAATTGAAAAGGGTTAATACCTAAAGACTCAGCGGCGGTACTAAATTCGCTCATTACATTATCTAAATCTAACATACTGTTTGCTGCTATGTCAGCCATATTAACCAAACCATTAACTTCGTTTTGTAAATCTATATATCTAATAACCCAGTCGTTTAACATATCGTCATAAGCATCGAGGTCAGACGAAGCGCCGTCAGTACGCAATACTATGTCTTCAATATTTGCTAAGCTTACTTTTTGACTCTTTAAAGCTTGTTTAGTTTTTTTAAACAATTTAGTAAAGACTGTTTTTTCTGTGCTCATATATATATAACGTTTGTATTATTTTTTTTGTATTTTTATTTTGTAGCTGTAATACTGCCTATACCTTGAGCCCACAAAGTACCGTCGCAGCATTCTCTAGAGTATGTATTTTTGTCTTTACATAAACAGCCTCTTTTACCGTTTTTAGGTGATACTATCGGCAAAGGAATTTTAGTGTTAAAGTTGCTCATTTTCTATAATTGCTTTTTTAATTTTTAATAAAGTTAAACCGTCTTCAATTTGCTTGTTAGTTTTTAACTCGCTTTGATATTTTTCGCCGAACATACCTTCTATAGAAAAACCGTTTAAGGTACCCTCTTCTTTTATTTCATTCCAAATTTTTTCGTTATGGACCTTGACGGAGCCTACCCAGGTACCGACCGGTAAATCTAAGTCGTAAATATTACTTTTATCCTGGTCCTTAGATTCTACTATCCAGGACTCGACTAGCGTTAAACCTTTTACCTTTTCTATATGTTCGTAGCTTGCATTGTTTTGGTAGCCTCTTTGCATAAAAAGCTCGCTAGCTAGTCTGACAGTATCTTTATTAAAGAAAATATAATAAGGGTCTTTATTTGGTCCGTCTTTTCGGTATATCGTTTTATTAGGTACTAAAAGAGCGCCTAGTAAAATTCGCTGGTCCGTATCTACTTCTTTAAATTGAAATTCTTTTTTTTCGTCTTTTAAAGCTATCCAATTCTCTTCTATAGCTGGGTGCTCTACAATACTTATACAGTCTACGCCTGACTCTAAATCGGTTTCGTCTATAATTAGTTCTACTACTTTCATATATATATAACGTTAAATTATTTTTTTTGTGTTTAAATTGACGATTCGTTAATAGTGTTACGTTCTAGTTCTTGAGCTGTAGTAACGTCACCAGCTACGACATAAGACCTACTAGGTCTGTTTTCCTGGTCGGCTATAGCACCAGCTAAATTGCTAGTACCACCAGCGCCCACTACGTTAAAAGCTGGAGGCGTAAAGCTAGGCGCACCACCGCCACCACCACCGCCGCCGCCTTTGACTCCTTTAGGCTTAGGGACTTGTTTAATTTGTTTTACTGTTTTTAAACCAGATGCTAAAACGGCTACACTTGCTACACCTTTTTGTATTACGTCAAACGGTGCCGGTAATGTAGATTTATTACCCCAAATTTCAGAAATACCTTGGTAGGTGTTAATCGTTGCGGCTGCTATAGCGGCGGCTTTTCCGGCGGCTGAATTTTTACCTAATACTTCGGCTAAAGTTCCGAAAGTTTGTTTCATTAAATCGACTTTTTGACTAGCGACCGCCTTTTCGCGAGCCGTCTCTCTGTCGTCGTACTCTTCGTTAGAAGCTTCTATTTGAGAGTCAAAATTTTCGTTAATCTCTTCTAAAGCTAATTTTTTCATAAAGTCCGAAGCCGTAGACTCGTTAACCTGGTCTAGTAACCTTTGTCTCTCTAACTCTAAAAGCATAGCGTCATTAGCCTTAGTCTCTTCTAAATTAGCCTCCCAGTTGCTACGCCTTAAGCCGGCTACCATTTCAGTATCTTTAACAAATAAAGCTAATTTGTCAGCTGCTAATTTAATATCGGCGTCTAAATCTTTTTTTCTAAAATCGTCGGCTATTTGCTTACGTTTTTGACGTTCTTTTGTTTCGTTGTTAGTAATAGTTAACTCCATACCAGCTTTAGAGTTTTGCAAATTCAATAGCCGTTTTTTAGCGGTCTCTATCGCGGCGTCAGCGTCTTCGTCTTCGTCACTTATAATCATTGAAGCCATTTTGTCAAATATCTGTGACGAATTGCTACCGGTTATTTTGTCGTAGGCTTTTAATATCCAGGATACCGGACCAGTAACTAACTGTAGTAAACCAGCTAAAAACTTTTGCTGTCTTTGTGCGGTCTCTTTTTGGGCTTGACGTTGTTCTATTTGAGTTTCTAACTGGGCTGTAAGACTTTTAATAGTTTCGCCAGTCTGAGCTATTTTTAATTGTAAGATTTCTTTGTCGGTTTTACCTTGCTGTTTTAATATGTTTTCTGAAGACGATAAAGTATCTAGGTTTTGTTGAGCTAAATTTGTTGTATTAGTTTGATTTTCTAGTATGTCTTTTGATTCACTAGAGACGCCAGACATTACAGATTTAATATCGTCCCAGTAAGCGATTACAGTACCTAAAGCGACTACTAAAGCGCCTATACCAGTAGCTAATAACGCGCCTTTCATTACGTTTAGACTTTTAGAAAAACCTTTAACAGCTATGACAGCGCCTTTATACATTTTAGACATCGACTTAATTTGACTAACAGCTCCACCGGTAATAGTGTCTAAAGCTTTTAAACCGTCTCTATTTTTATCTAAGTCTTTGTTAAACTTTTTTATGTCACCTGAAAGCTCCCTAAATGCGGCGCCGGCTCCTTTAGATTTAACCTCAATTTCAACCCCTATTTTTTCAGTTGCCATAACATTTCGGTTTTAAGTTGATTAAATGATTCTCTTACACCGGTAGTAAGCTTGTATTTTCCTTGAGCTATCCTAATATTTTCGGTGTCGCCTGGGCTATCTTTAAGTAAGTCTAATATTAATTTTAACATATTATAATTTGTCTTCGGTTAGTAATTCAAGCTCTGAAAGTCCAGTAGCAAAATTTGTCTTAATACTATTTATTATATACAAAGTATCTTTAACAATAAATCTATCTGAAAGCGATAGGTCAAATAATATATTATCTGGCAAATATGCTGATAATTTAATAATTCTTTTATCCTGACTAAAAACGCCCTCGATAAATCTTTGATGATATTTTGTAAATAAAGTAATTTGACTCACAAGCCCACTCCATTCGCTTCGCTCAGGAAAAAAGTTTAAACTTTGAAGATTAGAAGATCCTAAACTCAAATCGTTAGACGGTACGTAATAGTCTTCAAAACTTGAGACTGAGTTATTAGTAGGCATATAAGAAACGACATCGGCTTCGTCCTGAAAATAAGTATAAAGCAATAAAGGCTTATCTAAAATTGGCTGTTGTTCTTTGTCGACAGACCAGCCCCATTGTATGTTTTTTTGAATCTCAGTAGTAACGTCAAATAAACGTTCATATTTTTGGTGTCCGAACGGTACTTCTATTTTATAGGGTGGACCAACAAAAACGCCGTCTGTTGCGCCTCTATAAGTTTCGGTACCCCATTCTTGACCTACTATTTGATTATGAAAGTCGGCAAAAAATGTCTTTAAATCTTTATAAGCATATCTTACCAAATTATAAGGTAGCGTTGCGTTAACTTCAGTTTTTGAAGTGTCTACAAATTTAGTAATGTCTGTTTGTTTATAGCCTGAGTCTGGAAAATAAAACTGATTGTAAGTTTTTAAATATATAATCTCTCTATTGGTAATTAT